AATTCCTTTCTCCCACAAAACTTCAGGTAGAGCGTAACGTTCGACCCTTATTTAAAGAGTTACTAGATAGCTGTCCTCCCGACATTGTGCCTGAGTTTAGAACAAAAGATCAAGTGTATTATTTCCCGAATGGGAGTGAGATACAGTTGGCAGGTTCAGAGGGTGGAAATATTGATAGTATTCGTGGTGGTTCGAGCCAAATTTGCATTGTAGATGAGGCTCAGGACGTTACAGATTTGCGGTACGCAGTGAACAGTGTTCTTGTACCTACAACACTTACTACAAAAGGTAAGGTTATTATTGCAGGAACACCTCCTAAAGACCCGGATCATGAATTTTTACAGTACGTTGAAGAGGCTGACTTTAAAGACATTCTTATTAAACGTACTATATATGACAATCCAAGGCTCTCAGCTGATGATATTAAGCAACAGATTGAGGCAATGGGTGGTGAACACACTGAAGATTTCCAAAGAGAATTCCTCTGCAAAATCTTTAAGAGTAAAACAAACACAGTGGTTCCAGAATTTGATGAAGATCGAGAGAAGGAATGTGTGTTTGATGTGGCAGAGATGCCTCCATTCTATGATGCATTCGTGGGAATGGATATTGGGTACAAAGATTGGACCGTTGTGCTATTCGGTTATTTTGATTTCTTGGCTGATCGTCTTGTAATTCAGGATGAAATTATTGTTAAGACCAATCAACTACGATTGGAAAAATTAGCAAAAGACATTGAAGCCGTAGAAAAAAGATTATGGGTAGCACCGCTTACAAATGAAGTAATTAAACCTAGAAAAAGAGTAAGTGACCACGATCTAATTACCATCAACGAAGTCAAAAAGCACAGTAATTATTATTTGCATTTTGATTTGGCTGATAAAAGAGATAAAAGTGCTGGTATTAATTTTATAAGGATGTTGATTGGTGCAAATCGCATCGTGATTTCTCCAAAATGTAAAATATTAATTAAGCACTTAAAAAATGCAAAATGGAAAAGCAGCATCAAGGATGATTTTGCTAGGTGTCCGGAAGGTTCTCACTATGATGCAGTACCAGCTCTGGTGTATTTAGCTAGGGCAGTGGATTTTAAACGCAATCCATATCCAAGGGACTTTTTTCCAAAGGCGAATGTTGATATGTTTATTAACAGGGTCCCTCAAAAAGTTGAGCATGAAAGTGTATACAAGAAGATAATGAACCTAAAACCAAAAGGTAAAATGATACGATGATTAACCAGAACGACAATGAAAAGTACTTTGCAATGCAGGATAGCGATAGCGTCGCTTCCGAGTGCTTGCAACGTGCTAGTTCATTCTACAAAACTCTTTCGATGAACTATTATCTTGACAGTCTCGTTAAGATGTGGCTCTTCTATCACGGTCAGTACAATGTGAACTTCTACGGAGAAGCTCATCGCATCTCTTTTCAGGGAGAACAAGGGGAGTTAGTCGGACTTCCTGTTAATCATTTCCGAAACATTGCAAAACATATCATTAACATGATTACTTCCAATCGTCCTACGATGGAAGCTCGTGCCGTAAACACAGATTACAAATCCTTAGCACAAACTTATTTAGCAAATAGTATTCTTGATTACTATATGCGTGAAAAACGCCTTGAAGATTGCATTACTCGTGCAACAGAAATGGCTGTAGTACTTGGTAGCGGTTTTATCCGTCTTGAATGGAACGCTACTTCTGGCGAATTATACGATTTTGACCCTGAAACTGGTGAAAAAAATTACGAAGGCGAAATTGAGTTTAGTACTCTTTCGCCTTTTGACGTTGTATTTGATGGAACAAAGGAAACTTGGGATCATCAGTGGTTGCTTGTGCGTTCATACAAGAACCGCTTCGACTTAATGACCAAGTATCCTGAGCTTGCTGAAAAAATTAAAGGTCTTCCTTCTAAGAGTGATAACTCCATCTATCGTTTATCTCTCTTCACTAACGATAAAACTGACGATATTCCTGTATATGAGTTTTTCCATGAGAAAACCGAGAGTATGCCGGAAGGTCGCTATATGCTTTTCGTGTCTCCTGACATTGTTCTCCTTGATTTGCCTCTTCCATACCGTCAAATTCCAGTGTTTCGCTTGACTGGCGGTGAATACATGGGTACTCCTTACGGATATAGCCCAATGGCAGACATTTATCCATTGCAAGAGGCTGCAAATTCCCTCTATTCTACCATTTTAACCAATCAATCTGCCTTTGGTGTGCAGAATTTGTTCGTTCCTCGTGGTGCGGACCTTGACATTAACTCTCTTGAAGGTGCGTTGAATATTCTTGAAGGCAACGCAAAGCCAGAACCACTCCAACTTACTGCCACTGCACCTGAAGTTTTCAATTTCTTGCAAATGGTAGAGAAAGGAATGGAAACTCTCTCGGGTGTATCGAGCGTTACTCGTGGCAATCCAGAGAAATCTCTTACTTCTGGTACGGCACTTGCGCTTGTTCAGTCAATGTCGTTGCAATTTATCACTAGCCTTCAGCAGAACTATGTAAAGTTCATTGAAGACGTTGGTTCTTCGCTCATTAACATCTTAAAAGACTTCGCTAAGACCCCTAAAACCATGGCTCTTGTTGGAAAAAACAACAGACCTCTACTTGAAGCGTTCACTGGTGATAAAATTCACTCTATCAACCGTGTTATTGTGAGTGTAGGTAATCCACTTGCCCGTACCACTGCTGGTCGAGTGCAAATGGCTGAACAAATGCTTCAAATGGGTCTTATTAAGAACCCAAAAGAGTATTTTCAAGTTATTAACACTGGTTCTATTGAAACCGCTTTTGAAGGTGACATGAATGATCTTCTTCTCATTAAAAAAGAGAATGAGTTCTTAATGTCTGGTAAACCAGTGGTGGCAGATTTGCTTGATATTCATGCGATGCACATTATGGAACATCGCACAGTACTTGCTGATCCTGATCTTCGTATGAATCCCGAATTAAGGGCCGTTGTGCAAGAGCATATTCAGCAACATATTGATTATCTCCGTAATGCTGATCCGGATTTGTTGATGCTTACTGGTCAACAGCCTCTTCAGCCTCCACCACCTCCTCCCGGAATGGCTCCTCCTCCGGGTGGACCGCAGGGCGGCCCTATGCCCCCACCTCCCGGCCCGGGAATGGATCAGATGATGCAGCAGCCTAATGGTATGCCTCCGAATCCACGAGAAATGATTAAGGGTCAAGGTGTTGCAGGTGGAGAAAACTTGCCACAACCAGCAAAACCTCCGGGGCAGTTTAAGCAAATGCCGACAAATCCGCAGGATATGTTGCCACAAGGATAATATGGAAAAGAAAAAATTTCAGTTTACTAAAATTCATAAAAGCGTAAAAGGTGGACTTACACAAAAAGGCCGAGATGCGTACAATCGTGCCACTGGCTCTAACTTAAAAGCTCCGCAGCCTGAAGGCGGTAAACGTAGAAATTCTTTTTGTGCTCGAATGGGTGGAATGAAAAAAGATCATAACATTGACTGCAGAGATAATCCTGAAAAACGAATCTGCAAAGCACTTAAAAGGTGGAATTGCTAATGGACTTAGTGGTACATAGACTTAGAAAAAATTTAGTCAACAATAGCATTGATCTAACATCTACTATTGTAGTTAGTGGCTCTGTGTTTACCAGTGATTCAATTGATATTCAAGGTTTCTCGCTATATTGCGTTCAGTTTTCTAATACAAGTGTAACTACCGCAGCCGCAACAATTACGGTGCAAGGATCTGCTGATGGACTTATATGGACAGATGTTGATAGTTCAATCGCTGCTGTGTCTGCTACTGCATCTAGTAGATTATTAAATGTAGAAAAAGCAGGATACGCTTTTGTAAGAGTTAAAGTAAGTCCTTCTACCGGAACTGTAAACGGATTTAAAGCTATTATTAATGGCAAGGTGCTCTAATGGTAAATTTTCGTAACATCAGAGATGAGGGGATAATCAATGTAGCAAACGCTGCAGAAAGATTAACTATTGCCACGGAAGGCACTATTGTATGTCAAACGAGTGATAATACTTTATGGCTTTTTAATAATGGTGTTTGGAATAGTCTTGGTGGTGGCGGTGGTGGAGCAGTGTCTTCTGTGACAAACACCGATGGTACGCTTTCCATTTCTCCCTCAACAGGAGCGGTAGTTGCTAATATGGCAAACAGCGGTGTTACAGCAGGTTCTTACTTGGTAACTGGTGCAACTATTGACTCTAAAGGCCGTGTAACTGCAGCACAAGAAAACTATTATTTAACTATCGTTAACGCTTTAATTTTTGGATAAATCATGAAGATTACATTAGACCCAGTACAGTTTGTTTTTACACCAAGCACCAATAGAGTCAGCTTTGT